GCGGCTTCAACTTGGAGCTTTTCTCTTTCATCTTCAAGTTTCTTTACTTCGAGATTGGCAAGACGAGACAATTTCATATCTAAAACTGCTTTCGCTTGCTCTGTATCTAGCAAAAATCTTTTCTGTAATTCTGATGACGCGGCCGCGGTAGATGTAGAAGTCTTAATTACTTTGACTACTTCATCAATATTTGCAATACAAATCAAAAGTCCATCAAGAATGTGGATACGCTTTTCTATCTTTGCAAGATCAAATTCAAAACCGCGCCTATATACAATCTTCTCATGGTCAATATGTGCTTGAAGTGCATTTTTCCAACCAAATACTTTTGGATAACGGCCATCATCAAGCATCGTCATATTAATCCCAAAATAGCTTTGAAGTGATGTGTTTTTATAAAGATATTTCAGTACACGATCTGGATTGGCCTTTTTAGTAAGATAAATCTTGATAAGTGGATCAACGCCAGTAAGATCATTAAAACGTTCAATACCTGGATTATTTAATTCATCATTTAGAATCTCTTCTAACTCTCCACATATCGTGTTAGTATAGACGGAGTAAGGAATTTGAGATACAATAAAACATCTCTCGGTACTGTCCCATTCGACAACAGATCTAAGTTTACACGCTGCCCCCTGACCGGTTTTAAGGGCTTCTCTAACTTCTTTTTCATTAAGAAGCAACGCGCCCGTAGCAAAGTCAGGCGCACAGTAAATATCATCGAACGTAGCGTCTGGATTAAGGAGTAAAACTTCTAATGCATGATTTACCTCTTTAATATTAAATTGTGGGATTGAACTGGCCGCACCAATACCAATTCCCATAGTACCATTTACAATATTATAAAAACCTTTTGTGGGAAGTACAGATGGATATTGCTCTGTATCGTCATAATTATCTCGCCATTCTTTAATAGTATTCTTATCAATATCATTGAAAAGTCGAACTGAAAATTCACTAAGACGAGATGCGGTGTAACGAGGCGCCGCCCAGCTTCCGCTTGACATAAGGCTGCCTTCATTTCCTTCTACTTCAATAAGCGGATAACGCATAGCAAACGGTTGACCAGCGCGCATAATAACTCCTTCGCATGAACTATCACCATGAATATACATGCGTGCGGCACTACCAATTGCTTTTAGCGTTTTCTTAAATGGTTTTGAAGGAAGAAATTTATCAGTATAGAGACAATAAAAGATTTGCCGTGCAGATGGTTTGAGACAATCTCGTACATCAACAAGCGCGCGAGATTGTAGAACAGCGCCGCTATACTGAGTAAATGATTCTTGTATTACTTCTTTTAAATTACTCATGTATTAATCTCCATTTTCATTTTATATGAATATTATATCATAAAAATAGAAAGATGTCAAAATTTAATCTGACATCTTTCCTTTCCTTCAAAATCATCTTCTGTAGTTAATTGTTTATTAAAACTTTGATGATTATATCGAAAGTCTTCAAAATCAATTAAACAATTATTACATAGAGTAATTGGTTCACCGAATTGCCCTTCATAGATTTGCGTAGAACCACTATTAGTTAAGAAGAAAAAAGTTGTTTTATTATCTGTTTTTCTACCACATCTATCACATAATTTAATATACATATTACTTCTCCTTTTCTTGGGCAATATATCGCGGGCATTCAGCTGTAATTACCATCACAGCTATTGCAAGCCCTGCAATGAAACTATTTTTTCCATTACTCAGATCTAATACAGATATAGCTTTTCCAAAATTTTCTGAACCAATATAATTAAAGATTGTACGGTTGGCATCATTTATATCTACAAAAACTTTTTCCATTATTTCTTAATCTCCAAAAATTAATTTAATATTCTTCAATATAAGTATGGGTAGGTATTTTTTCTTTAATATATTTTTCTACATTTTTTAAATATTTCATACCAATATTTATATGACAATTATCACAATGTAGATGCCAAGAAGTATGTCCCCACTCGTCAATAGTAATATACATTTCATTATGACAAGTGGGACATATAATTTTTTCCATTATTCTCTAATCTCCGAAAAATCTATATGATTAAATATAAAATCACGCCGTGGCTCTACATCATTTCCCATTAATTCTTCCAGCATCATTAGACTGCTTGGATCTGGTTCAAGAACATCCATACGTTGATATTCTGTTGTAAACATAGATTTATGTGCTTGTTCTACTGAGAGGGCACCCAAGCCTTTCGCACGTGTTACTTCGCCTTTTAACTTACCACGCACCTTATTAAATTCTTCATCTGTGAAGTAATAGCTTTCATTCTTTCCATTCTTTACAATATAGAGTGGAGAACGAAGCCAACAAAGACGTTTTTCATTAAGAAATTCTGGTGCAAGATAGCGGAGAGCGGCCATGATGAGCAGTCCTATGTGATAGCCATCTGCATCTGCATCAGTACAGATTCCGATTCTGCCATAGCGCAGACGAGAGCTATTGTATTTCCCCGGCACAATATTCATTGCACTCAACAACAATTTAATCTCTTCATTCTGAAAAATTTTTTCTTCTGGATGCGCCAAACAATTTAGAATCTTTCCACGAATAGCCAAGATCCCATAATTCTTATAGTCGCGCGCCTTCGCAATGCCGCCGGCCGCGGAATCACCTTCGACAATTAGCAACGTAGCATTTTGTCCAAGAAATTCTGCATCTTTTAATTTATCTGATGCAAAGACTTTTTTCTTTTGATTCTTTTCAATGTCTTTCGTTGCATCAAGAACTTGTTTACGTGCGCGCTCCGCCGCGGCTTCCGCCTTGGCAATTTTCTTTAACAGTTCAACAATACTTTCAAATTCTTCAGTATATTTAACTTTCATCTGCTTTAGTGCATTACTAAAACAATTTGATGCCATAGTACGAAGATTTGTATTATTGATTTTTGATTTCGTCTGATTTGCAAATGAAGGCTGCGCAACTGAACAGTTAATTACATAGAATAATCCGCCACGAATTGCATCACCATCAAAATTCTGTTTTGAAAGCGAATTAAAAGTACGAGTAATTGAAGTTTTTGCACCAGTGATAGGACTGCCACCCTCGGGACAAAGCAAACCATTTACAAATACATATGACTGCTCTTTTCCGCTTCCCCATTGGAATGCAATTTCAAGCTTATCACCATTTGAATCAGTTACTGAATCATAAATGATGTGTTTGTGAAGCGGCTTTATATTATTATCTTTTATAAAATCAATAATACCATTTTTGGCACAATAAGTTTGTACTTCTTTTGTATTTTCATTTGTAATAATAAAAGTAATACCACTATAAAGATAACTAATATTCTTTATATCTCCACAAATTTTTTTATATGAGTAACCAATTTCTCCGGTTTTAAATACTTCTGGATCTGGAATAAACCATACTCTTGTGCCGTTTGGTTGACTAGTTGGATGAGAGTCACTATAATAGTCAAGATCTCCTTTTATAAAGTGCGCACGAGCTTCGATTCCATCACGGAAACTTTGGACTTGAAATTCAAGAGCACTCAAGCATACACATTTAGCACCAATACCATTGAGTCCTGACGCATTTTTATAAGCGCCTTCTTCAAACTTGCCGCCAGTATGAGACTTGGAATAGATAGATACAAGAACGTTTTCTCCATCTTCTCTTATTCCGAATGGAACGCCGCGTCCGTAATCTCGAACTGTAATTGCATTTTCTTTTTCATCAACATTGATTTCGATTTTAGTACCATATCCAGCGATAGCTTCATCAGTTGAATTATTTATAATTTCTTTAAATGCTTGATAGGTTCCTTCTAAATCATCTGATCCAAGATACATTTGTATACGAGATCTTACTCCTTCTTTAAAAGAAAGAGATTGAATTTCATTAATTCCGTAACTCATTTATATTTCCTCTATTTTACTATATTCTCTAAAAAGAAAATCGCTGCCAAACCATTCAGCAAAAGAAACTAAGCATTTTTTACAAAGCATATAGCTAGTTATATGTTGATGATTAATTGTTTGAAGAGACCAAGATGCTTTAGCAGGGACATATATATAAAATGGATCTTTTATTTCTTTTCCACATTTATCACAAAAAGTTTTAGTCATTTATTTATCTCCATTATTCATTTACTTCTTTAAGAGTAACATTTATTCCATATTCCATTTAATATCTCTTATAATAATCTGGAAACCAACAGCTACTTATTGCAAATAAATTATTTTCAAACTATAGTTTATTTATTTCGGCTTTTATTTTATTTATTTCAGATTGTTTTGCTTCTATATAATTTGTATTATAAAAAACTGTACCACAATATTCACATATAGTACCAGTTCTTGGGGCGCCGCAATTTGGACAATTTAATTCATTCTCCATCTGCATTCTCATATAATTTCTCCTTTCATTATATATAAATATTATACCATAAAATTATCGAGAAGTCAAATTCAACTTCTCGATACCTTATTATAATTATATAAATATTCTTTACGATGATTTTATTATATCATAAATTTATTTATATTTCAAATTTATTCTACTATAATAGATTCATTATATGCATCAATTTCTTGATGTACAAATTCAGTTGTTGCAAGTTGAGTTGTATTTGTACCAAGTGGTGCGGTTGGAGCAGTAGGAGTGCCAGTAAAAGCTGGAGAATCAAGTGGAATCTTACCCATTAAATTATCAACTTCTAATTCATAAATAGTTTCTTCTAAATCTAAATCATATTTATTAGATTCTGGAAATTGTTCAATCCATTGTCCATTCATTATTCAATTACCTCTTTTATAAGATTTTTATCAAGAGGAATTTTACGGATTTTTGTTGCGTATCTCTTATTTCCTTCTGTCCAATTAAGCTGGATTTCTGCATTAACTAAATATTTAAAAGATAAAGTTTCTTCTTGAGTTAAAGAAACTGTAACTGTATTTTCATCAACTATAGTTATATCACTACCAGTCTTTGTATAGATAATAGAGCCTTGACGGATTGTAAAGTAGATATTAGTTGCTTTTGATAAATCAACCCCACTATCTTCTGGTATTGAAAGTGTGAAAGTTGGAGTAGTACCTACAATCATTTTTATTACCTCCAAATTATTACTATAGTTAAGTGGTGAATGAAAGTAGTAAATATGAAAAGTTGCATAAATTCAAAATGTGTGGTATTATATAATAAAGGAAGTGAGAAAGAGTTGTTTAAAGCAAAGAAAATTAAAACAGATGAAATAGTTCAAGTTTTGGATACATATTGTGATGAATATGGAAAAACTTGGTTTTTGTTATGGGTTGGTGATAAATGGGGATGGCGCGCGGCCGATGATTTTGTACCACCAAATTATATTGTAAAGAAAAAAGTAATAGTTGCTGGAAGTAGAACATTTAATGATTATCAATTGTTAAAAGAAGTATTAGACAAAGAAAAAGATCGAATTAGTGAAGTTGTTTGTGGTGAAGCAAAAGGCGCCGATTCGTTAGGGAAAATTTGGGCTACGCGGAATTATATTCCAATTAAAAGTTTTCCCGCTGATTGGCAACAATATGGCGCGGCTGCTGGATACATACGAAATCATCAAATGGGAGATTATGCTGATAAACTAATTGCTTTTTGGGATTGTCAAAGTAAAGGAACTAAAGATATGATGGATTATATGGATAAACTGAAGAAACCAGTAGTAGTTATTCGATATTAAAATTTGCTTTTTATAAAAATTTTTGATATAATAATTATAT